TGCATTTGCTTCTGTTATTCTTTGTAATCTGTCTAATGGTAATTCATATTTTGGATTTAAAGGGGATAGTTTCTCTATTCTATTTTTGGTAGATGCCTGAGTAGGAATTGTTTCTTTAAAGTTAGGAGGCAACGTTCCACCAATAGGATCGTTTGGTGCATTAGTTAGTATTTTTGTTAGTGCACGTAATATTCCGTAAAAATCTTTATTGTCATTATTAGACCGCTCAGATTTTAATCTATCCTTATAAGTTGTTTCTCCGATCGCACCGAAAAACGATTCTCTTTTTGCAGAATCCAAATATTGTGGTTCTTTTGTTTGATTATAGAGGTTTGGTGCGGTGTTATAGAAAGTTAAGTATGGGTGAGAAGATTTACGAATTGTGGTTCCACCAACACCCAAATATGATTGAGCACCACCAAAAGGAGAAGATAATCTAACTATATTTGATTTACCAAACATTTCCTTTGTTAAAGCAGCTGCTTTTTTAGATTGAACACTAGCTGGATCTGTTGCAGTTGGTGATGAATTAATCAACGGAGAAAAAGAATTTGGAATCATTTCTCTCATCAAACCAATCAACCTGTTATATCCTTTACCAGTGGTTCCACCGGGATCTCTATTTGATTCTGATGGCGTTGGTAGATTTGAAAAAGACGAATAATTTACATCCACAAATAATTGGTTCAATTCTCTGTTTACCGTTGCCTTTTCATACTTGTTTAAGTATTCAGATGCATTTAAAACAATACCATGTCTGGCTATATGAACACCATCAGCTGCACTAGAAACATTAGCTATAAGTGAAGCTGGATTGAAAAACTGTGTTGCGGATAACTTACCACCAACAAAATTATAATTGTCTAAATCAAACTCACCACCCGTATTTAGTCCTAAAATATTTGCCGCACCAAAAAATACATTAGCAGTTGGTGTTCTTGGGTCAACATCAACATTAGGGTTCATAGACTGTAAGCCGATTTGTTTTGCACTAAAAAGTAATCCCTTTACACTAGCAAACCATTTACCCAATCTTATAGTATCGGCTAATTGTCTTTCTACTTTTGTAACATATCCACCCCTAACAACACCCTCGTCAATACCTGCACCGAATCCCCATCTTTGATTTTCAACCTCACCATCTCGTTGAATACCACGAACTATGTATGGTTGAAAGAAGAAAGCAGGTTCAAAATTTACAGACTCATTCTGTAACTTGTATTTGTTGTATTGATTATCCAATGGTGATGGCGATCGTCTTGTTCTTGCCCATTCTGTTAAGTATCCTGTCCTATTTGTTGTGTTTAACATTGACAATTCGTATTTGTTATTGAATGCGCCGGCTGGTGCATTTGTTACAACGTTGGATATTTGATTATCAAGAGTTGCGAATAGAGTTCCATCTGCCCAAGGTCTTCGTCCCAACGAAAGTGGTGCATATATTTCACCCTGTTGTGTAGAAGAAATACCACGCTTACCTCGTTGTGTCTCTATTCCTAATCTAGTATCAGGTGAATCGTTTACAGATAGTTTTGGATTTACAATTGGATAAAGTGATGCATTTGGGTTATCCATACCAACCATGAATCCAGTTCTCTCTTGTGGTCTAAATCCAAAGAATGTTGTGTATGGAGCATTTCTAATTGGTGAAACATTTTTTGCACCACCAAAAGAAAATCTTGATGGTTCATATGAAAGTTTAGTCTCGGCTGGATTAGTAAAGAATGTATCGAATCCAGTTACACTATTTGGTTCCACCGAAAAATAATCAACAGAAGGAGCCTGTGTTCTATTTCCCACCCAAGAATATCGACTAGATTCTGCAATATACTTTGTTTCCAATATCTGAGAAAGTGTTGTGAACCCGACTCCGTTAGAATCTACTATGTTATTTACGGCAGGAGACTGTTGTCTATTTCCTGCAAAAGTAAATCTTGATACATCAGACTGATACTCTGAAACGAGAGACTGTGCAAATGAAGTAAATCCCGTATTTGAATCGTTTGTAAAGTAATTGACAGTAGGTGCTTGTTGTGAAGAACCTTTAAATGTAAACTCACTTACGTCTGTGACATATTCCGTTTGTAGCTTTTGTGGACGTAAAGTAAATCCAGATGATTTCTCATTTGTGAAGTAATCAATTGGATTGGGTAAATTTCCAGTGAAAGTAAATCTAGACGATTCTGTTTCATATTCCGTCTGTAATGCAGTTGGGAACTTTGTGAATCCAGAAGTATTTTGATTTTGGAAATAATCCGTTACCGGAGCATCTTGTCTTGTGCCATCAAAATCAAATATCGAGGAATCCTTAACATACTTTGAATCGTATAGTTGAGCGAGTCGGTGGAATCCAGATGTTGTGTGTGTTCCAGTCAAATCGAAATAGTTTACTTCTGGAGCAGAGGTTCTGGTTCCATCCCAATCAAATTGTGAAGACTCTGGTATGTATTTGGTTTCATACAACTCAGCTAGTCTATGGAATCCTTTTGTTGTAAATTGACCAGTTATATCAAAGTAATTCACTTCGGGTGAAGATGATCTTACACCATCCCAATCAAATCTTGATGATTCTGGGATGTATTTGGTATCATAGATTTGTGCAAATTTATGAAAACCATTTGTTGTAAACTGTGAACCTATATCAAAGTAATTTACTTCGGGTGCACTATCACGAGTCCCGTCCCAATCAAATCTTGATGATTCTGGAATGTATTTGGTATCATAGATTTGTGCAAATCTATGGAAACCAATCGTAGTGTATTGACCAGAAATATCAAAGTAATTGACCTCTGGAGCAGAAGTCCTGTTACCATCCCAATCGTAAATAGAGGACTCTGGAATATACTTTGTATCATACAGTTGAGCAAATCTATGAAACCCAGCAGTGGTATGTTGGGTAGTTAAATCAAAGTAATTGACTTCCGGTGCGTTTTCTCTTGTCCCATCCCAATCATATAACGAAGACTCTGGAACATACTTCGTATCATATAGAGAAGCAAACTTATGAAATCCAGTTGTTGTGTGTTGACTACTTAGATCAAAGTAATTGACCTCTGGAGCATTTTGCCTTGTTCCGTCCCAATCGTAAACAGAGGACTCTGGAACATACTTCGTATCATATAGAGAAGCAAACTTATGAAATCCAGTTGTTGTGTTTCTACCAGTTAAATCAAAATAGTTTACTTCTGGTGCTTCAGTTCTGTTTCCATCCCAATCAAATTGAGAAGCATCAACAACATACTTTGAATCTAACAACTGTGCAAACTTATGAAACCCGTCCGTAGTTGATGTTCCTTGCAGATCAAAATAGTTTGTTGTTGGTGCTTGTTCTCGGTTACCAGACCAACCAAAAACAGAAGAATCTGGTTGATATGCCGATTGTAGAGATAACACAAAGGACTTGAATCCTTCTGATGTATATTGTTTCGTTACATCAAAGAAATCTGTTTCTGGTATATTTACAAAACCGAATCTAGAACTTTCAACGTTATAAGCAGTTTCTAACGGTTGAGTAAATGTTTGGAAGCCTTCGCCGTTAATATCCGTTATGAAATTAGTTGAAGGTGGTGCACCATCCCAACTAAATGAAGACTGTCCTGTATATCTGGTTTCATTTTTTTGTGCACGAACAATGAATCCTCTAGCGTTTGTATCTTGAAATACATTTATCTCTTGTGTTCCAATAATAGACAATCTAGATTCATCTGGATTTTCATGTCTTCCGGCTGGATTCGTTAAAGAAACCAAATCTAAGTTTAATCGAGAGTTATCTTGTAGTTGTTGTGATTCACCGTTATACTTTTCATCATCTATTTCTCTTGGCAAAGATCTTTCCGATAGTCTCGATGTTGTCACAAATCTAATGGGTTGACCATCTGGATTTAAACGGCTCTCATCATTCAAATGAAATGTTCCATTTTCCATTCTTAGAACTTGCGTATCTGGATCAACAACGAGTCCTTGTTTTATAGTTTCTGTTATGATCTGAGCACTTTGTCCCACCCTATCAAACGTTAGAGTTGTTGGTAAAAGTGCAACATCTGGATTTATAACATTATTGATAGGAGACAAAAGATCAGTGTTTATTTGAACAGATTGACCACTTCTATCAAGTGACAGTGGTATGGTGTTTATACCAATATCTGGATTAGTAATGTTGTCAGATGCATCACCGGGAATTGGTTTCACATCCAACGGCGACGTTAGATTGTTCTGACCTGAAATTGATTCGTTAACATCAACTGGAGAGACTAAGTTATTTGTCCCATACGTGTCTGGTAAAACATCAGTTGGTGATACCAAATTGTTAGTTCCAACTTCGACCGAATTTACATCGGTTGGTGATACCAAATTGTTAGTTCCACGATCTGCAACGTTCACTTCGATGGGTGATTGTAGATTATTGGTTCCTCGTTCTGCCGTAGTTATCAATACATCCGAACGATTTAGTTGACTGACAAATTCTCTTTGGTTGATTTGATTTAATCTAGATGCAATCTGTTCAAGTGAAACTCCGTTAATGTTTCGTGTATCATATGTTGTATTGATAGTAGAGTATTTTGAAACCTGATTGATTATCAGATTTTCCATCGCAAATTTACGAATGTCATCCAATCTAGTATCTTTAAGTGATTCCTCTAACTTTTTAGGTTCTACTCTGGATACAGCAGAAGAATACTGTGACAACTTTTCGGTGATTGGTTGAAAAGTTGCGAAGTTTTTGTTGGTAGTTGCCTTTGAAGCTTCAGGAGAAGATTTTGGTTCTCTCGAAACTTCTGATCGGAATCTTGACAAATCTGATGATAAATCTAATAATGACATCCTTTACTCACTTGTTATTTACATATAAATATCGTGTAACTAGGATTATTAGATCGTTCTACCATATGTATTATCTACACCAACATTGTAAGATTTTTTGAAGTTTAATTGGTTCTTTATTTCCTCAACAGTCTTATCACCAAACTTAATAACCGTTGGTTGTGTTGCAACCTGACTAAACAATCCTATTAACGTATCTAGTTTTTGTTCTACCTTTGCCATACTAGTTCCACCACCACCAGAAGTATCTGTAACTGGGCTTGCCGTTTCTTCTTTTGAAGAACCACCGAATACATTACCAAGAAATCCAGTAACTGCACTTATACCAGTTGTTGCCAAATCAGATACTGCACCAGAAACTTGTGCATCCTTCAAATCTTCTAGTTTTGAAACCATTTCATCGACCTTATCGAAATTAACCTGATCAATCGCAGATGAGAATGTCTTCATGGCTTGTGCTAGTAGGTTTATTGCAGTTGCTACCGCATTCAATTGTTTTGCGTCTATACTAGCAAATCGATTAAACTTCTCAACGGGATCACCGCCGAAGAATTCACCTAACGCAGAACCAATTCCTGCAAAAACGCTTCCACCACCGAAGGCGGCAAGTGCACCGGCTATGGCATAAATACCAAATGCGGCTTTCGCCATTTTTGCACCATCAATATCTTGAAGCCTAATAACAGATGTTGTTATTGTTTCTATTACTTTAGCGATTGCCTCACCAACCGCTTTTATTACACCACCAACTCCATCAAAGAACGCGGTTATACCAGGAGCAGCTGCACCAATACCTTCACCAAGAAGTTTGAAAGCATAGGCGAGTCCAATCATTGCACCAGTGAAGATTAATATACCACCAATAACCATCGGATTTACAAGAGAAGCCATTGGTGTAAAGAATGCAACAACCGCCTTTCCGAGTGCACCCATTATTGTTGGTAGTGAGTTCGCCGCTGAAGCGAGTCCATCCATAATGATGTTTAGAATCTTCATTGCACCCTCTGCAAGTTTAGTGCCAACATCTACTACAATAGTAGCACCTTCACGTAGGATGTCACCAATTCCAGCTATTACATCTTTCAGTGTTGCGAGCAAATCTTTACCAACATCTCTGACAAACCCAATGGCAGATTGAACAACACCTTTTATAGAATCAATGATGGATTTCATTTTATCGAGAATACCCGATACCATGTTTTTACCTTTTTCGGCTTCACCAACCGCAGCACTGTCTCCACCCAATCCACCTACGGAAGCCGCTTTTTCCGATCCACCACCTCCGAGAAGTTTACTACCCATCTTACCAAGTGGTCCCCCAACTTTCGATATGAGGGTTTTACCCAAGTCGCCAGCCTTAGATTTGAGCATATCCATACCCTTACCGAGGAGAGCTTTACCGGCAAAAAATCCACCTATGGTCGTTACTATTCCAAGCAAACTACCAAATCCAGATAAAAGAGGGGATACTTTATTATTAACTTCTTCTACACCACCAGCTACTTTTCCAGCAGCATCTGCAACTTCGTGTGTAGTTTCTTCTGTGCCTGAAAACAATCCTAAAACGTATGTCAATGGTTTGATTAGAAAACCAATCACCGAAGCTATCATTTTTATACCAGGAACCATCATTTTTATAGTTCCACTGACTGCATTCAATATACCGTCCATGGCAGCTGCACCCTCTTCTCCATTCATGAGACCATCAACAACATCCATGATTGGTGTTACAAGTTTAACTGCTAATTCTTGTATTCTCTTCATTAAATCCGCCATTGCTGCTTGTGTTGCTTCCGATTTCCTTTCAGCTTGCATTTTCTCAAGATAGGCTCTTTTTTCCTTATCAGTTGTTTTTGATATTTCGTCAGCAAGATCTTTTTCATTCATTTTTTGAAGTTCTTTTAATTTTGCCTCCGTAAGACCAGCGTCATTAAGTTCTTGCTGTTTACCTAACATTTCTGCAAGTTGATCTACTTCCATTCCAGTTGCTTTTGCAAGAGCTTCTTTTTGAATTACATTCATGTTATTGAAGTCTTCTAATGATCCAGCAGCATTAAGAATTTCATTCATAACAGTTTCTTGATCACCATTTAAAGCGGCTGCTCTCATTTTGTCCAAGTTAATATTTTTCCCTAATAGAACTTGGGCTTCCATTTGTGCTTCAAGAGAAGATTCTATGTCTAATGTTTTTCTTCCAATGTCTTGTATTTGTTTCATTGACATACCAAGAAGCTTTGCCTTTTGAGCAGTTTTTATCATAGCTTCTGGCATCTTTGACATACTACTAACAACAGAAGGTGGTATATCTGCCAGTATTTTAAGTGATTCTTTTGCTGTGAAGATACCATTACCCAATTTAGATGCCATCATTGACATCTCACCAACAGATTTGCCGGCTATTGCCGCATTGTTGTTCATTTTGCCAGCTTCTTCTCCACTCAAACCAAATTTTTCAGTTAGCACCGCGGTATTTTTTACCATCTGTTGAACTGCAGCATTTCCACTATTAAACGGGCCAGTTAAGTCTAATCCACCAAGATTTTCACTTGCAGTTTTTAATGACTTAGCAACTTGTTCCGAGTTAATTCCTGTTATTTTCAGTTGATTTGCAACATCAACAGTGGTGTGGTGTAATTCTTTTGCCTCGTTTTTACTTATGCCAAAATCTTTACCCAGTTGTGCAACCTCCTTATCTGCCTCCATGAAGGTGTCAATGAGAAATTTGCCTAACATAAATATTGCACCAATACCGAGTGCCATCGTTAGTTTACCAGCCATATCAAGGATGCCTTTTAGACCCTTACCCGCTTCGGAAAATGCACCTTTTAAATCGCCCGCTTTTACCGACTTAACAACGTTTACAAGTGCACCACCAACCTTTTCTTTTAGTTGCGAATTTATTTCATCCAGTCCAAATTTTTGTAGTAATGCACCTTTGAAGTCTCCACTTGTTATCTTATCAAAAACACCCAAAGTTTTTTCAGCAGTTTTAGAGGTTTCACCTAGCACCTTATTTTGTTCTGACATCGCATCTATTGAAAGTTTTCTAGCCTTTAATACGGCCTCTTCAAGATCAAGTTCTAACTGCTTATCTCTTATCTGTTGATGGGTCATATTTTCAATGTTTTTCTCAAATGCATTTTTCTTATCTTGAAATTTTTCTTCATCAACATGAAATTGAGTTGTCTTTTTTACCAAATCTTCTTCAATTTGTTTTGCATTATACGTGCCCTCTGCCGCATTTTTCGCACCGTCTGCTATTTCCCGTTCAATATCACGATAATCTTCTCTAATCTTATTTGTTTCATACAATGTATCCATAAATTCAGAGGAGAAGCTTGCACCTTCGGCCAATTGATTTTTTGCTCTCTCTAGTATGTTGCTAAAGCTAGTTCCAAAACCAGAAGTTGCCTGCATATTTTCGGTAACTTGTTTTCCAGCATCACTAATTCCTGACATTTGATATTTCTGTTCTCTCATACTGTTTAGAACAGATTCTGTCAAGTCTTTTACTTCAGACTGATCTTTACGTCTTTTTTTTACTATGTCTACTATACTTTGTTGACTACTCTCTTCTTCATCTAGTATTGTGGATATTTCTTTTTCTATTTCGCGAAGTTCTTGTAAATCATTCACCCTACTCCGTTGAGCTTTATTTATTTGCTCTTCTATCCGAAGTTGTTCATTTAGACTGCTCGCATTTCTTGATCTAAGTTTTCCAATCTCCGCCTCTGTCTTCAAAATTCTTTCTTGAATTTCCGCATACTTCTCTGACATCTCAGTCGATTGTTTAGACTGAGGTGATCTTTGATTCTTATTACCTGTATTATCTTCGCGGGCCATTAATTACAACTAATTAAACTCTGAAATTCTTTCGTCTTGCCTCTGCGTCTGCGCAATCTTTTGGATACTTTTTACAGAAGTCATCTATGTTCTTCTCAATTGCATCATATGCTTTATACATATCACGTATATGACCAACCAATTTTTCGTTTGAACGAAAGGCTTTTTCTAACTTATTTACCTTTCTTTGCACGATGAAATCTACTACTGCATCCATTATTGACTTGGTTAATGACATTTTTTCCTCCATAAAAATAGGGTCTACATATCTATAAATATGTAGACCTCAAATATTATCGTCTGAATTTAGGAGGTGTTGCGGACTGTTTTTTTGAAGCCTCCGATTCAGCTTTGTTCTTTTCCTCAATTGATTTTACAACCTGTTGTATGTAAAACCTTCTCAAATGAATCGGAAGACCATATACCTCTTCCCATGTAAACCCACCCTTTCCATGATAGCACAAAGAGAATATTTCTTCGTGAAGTCCTATCTTGTAATTAGTTGTTAGGCCAAAAAAACGAAACTCCCATAGGGATCTCCATTTCTTTTACCTCACCGGTTACCTCAGAAATAAAAGTGAATGTTAGATCAATGTCCGGAGTTATCTCTTTTATGTATGATCTCAAAGCTCTAGAATCCAAGGCAAACAATTCATTATCCACAAAATTGTTTACCGTTGCTCTACCACTTTCACCATCTACCGCAATAATCATGTTTTTAAGTCTCGTTGTTAATTCTCGATCAATTCCGGTACGAACTGTATTTTTGTTCATTCCCTTTACTTCTGCCTGGATTTGCTTTTCCAAATCATGTGTCATTAGGCGGAAAGTGACGACCCGTTTTGATTGAGGTAATTCAAAATCAAATTCATTTTTACCGTGACTGAAAAGTGAGTAATTCACCTCCTTGTGTTCTACTTCAGTCAAATCAATAGTTACAGATTGTTTAGTTCCCGGCGAAAACGGATCGTCAATTTCTACCGTATAGTCTTTTCCATATCCTAAAATTCTTGCAGCAACCATAATTGCGTTCTTATCACCAACACAAAGATCACCGTAATTTATTGGGGTTACTATTAGAGACTCAAACAGTTTATCCAACACAACTCCTTGTTTGATAAGGTTTTGTGAAGTTAAAATATCCTCTTCTCTCGCAGTCATATACTTCATTTCAATCGAACCACCAGCAAGTGGATGTCCTTCTGGATACAATAAACCCTTTGAAGGCAGAGGAACGATCTCTGTTGGAAAGTTTGATCTTTTTACGTCTTTTTGTTTGTGTTCTGCCATTAACTGTGCTTTAATCTCAGCATCAGTCATCTCAGCACCTGTTTTTGTGGGTTCATACCCCGTTGGGAGTTGTGCCATAACATTTGTCCTATAACATTAATGAAACTTATGTCTTACATATAAATATGGGCACACCAAAAAAAGGTATGCCCATATGTTTAATATCTAATCTAAATTAGAACTGGAGGATCGCGTAGTCATAAGCGATGTCAAGTGAAATCTCAACAAAGTTATCTGTTGACCAATCCATTTCACCGAACGTTGTTCCAGCAATAAATGCCCCTTTAAGTGTCCATTCTTCAACCTTGTCACCTACTGGTCCAAGAACGTTGAATGTAATGTCCTTCTTATAGAAGTCTGAGTAACCGTCGCGTCCTGTTACAGATTCGTGTGATAGACGAACCCACTCCATCACTGCTTGTGCAGCGGATGGAACGATTGGATCGTAAAGTTTAATTGAAATGTTTTGCCATTCACCTTTACCCTTGACCTTACGCTTAACGTTAATGTGATCAAGTGTAATAGGATTGAATGTGATGTTTGGTCTACCAGCACCCTTAACGAGATATGCCGGAACACCTTCGATATACATAATAAACCTATTCGCTAGTTTAGGTTCAAACGGGGTAAAAAACACCTCGGTGGGATCTAGTAATTCTGCCATTTATTTCTCCAAGTTTAAAAATCTTTCTTTCATATAAATATAGACATTGATAGAAAATCATTGTCCAATAACTTACTTAACATCATTCAAATATTCCACAATTTTACGTCCAGTCAGCTCAGCAATCGGTGGTTTTTCTGAGCCTGTATGTAGATATAAAACGGGTCTGATTCCCGATGGTTTAGTCCCATTAAATGGTATTGTCCAATTTGTTTTTCCAGATTTTTCAGATGCCTTCGTAAATAGTGCCCAATAACCTTTATCACTAGGATCATTTGACATACCGACTAAACCAAGTGTTACCGATTTAATTGCCTTTCCATTATAAGCCGGCCATTTTTGATTCGACTTATTCATCTTTTCTAACTGTCTGCTTACATCTACTAATCTATCAAACGGCTCCATTATGCCTTTCAATAGATTGGTTATTTCTTTTGCAGAAGACTCAATGGTTGTTATCATACCACTCACATTACCATTGGCTTCACGAAGATTAGACTTCTTCATTTCACGTAATGTCTTATTTGCTTCTTCGAGTAATTGTTTTCTTGTTGATAGTTTCATGATTGACTCCACCCGATATATCACAGACTACCCAAAAGCTTAGTCATTTCCATCACTATCGTTTCAAGTTTTTTCAATGAGTTATTCTTTTTGATAAATGACTCAATGAATGTCTTGATCTGAGGGGATGTCACATATTCGCGTTCGTCTTCATACTCTACACCATTTCTATTGCTGTATAGTGGATCATCCATCTTATTAAGTTCTATACCCTCTTCAAGTTTACCTAATGCGGCTACCATGTCATCAATTTCTGATTTAGCCTTTTCGGACATATCATAAAAATCACTCATTTGTTTCTGTAATTTTTTAAATTCAATATTAGAAAAAATCTTAATCTTGACTTTGCCAGGATAGTCTGAGTGATTTATTGTGCGTGTTTCGATCTCTTTCAGCCTACGTAATACCTTTTCGGCTTCTTCGAGTAGTTGTTTTCTTGATGATAGTTTCATGTTTGATTCCTTTGATAAAAATTGGGGGAGTATGTTTCAACTCCCCCGATTATTCGATTACGCTCCTGGGAACGCTGCACCTGTATTCTGGATGTTGAAGTCGAGAATAATGAATTCAGCTGTTCTTGCAGGTTGTAGATACAATTGACCATAAAGAATGTTACGATCGATAATATCTGGTGTGTTGTTTGATTCATCCATGATAACACGGAAGGCATAAAGACCTTGACGTTGTTGGATTGACTCAAGATATGGGTTAACGATGTTCAAGAATCTTGTTCTCGTTTGTGTTGTATTCTGTTCAAATACAAGGTAACGAGTAGCAGATGCAATAAACTTCTTAGCCGCAATCAAGAGACGGCGAACATTGATACGGTCAAGAGCAGATGGACGACCTTGAAGTGTCTTCTGACCCCATACACATACACCCGTTGATGGGAATACTGCGATTGGGTTGATTCTTGCTTCGTATAGATCATCACGTTCTGTCTGTGTTAGACGTGTCTTAACTTCAATAACTTCTGTTAGACCACCACGATTTAGACCAGCTGGTGCGAACCATTCAGCAGACACACGGTCGTTGAATGCAATTACACCAGGTAGAACAACGGAAGGTGGAACCCAAACTGGCTTGTTTCTATCGAAGTCAAGAACCTTGACCCAAGGATAGTAAGTAGCAGCATAGTTCGAGTCAAATCCTTCAACGGTTGAAACAGCTGTTGCGATGTTATCATCAATACCCACTGTATCCATTACATAGAAAGCATCACCACGATCTTCACAAACATCTTTTGCATATGTTGTGATAGATGAGTGTAGTGAGTGAAGAACACCCGGTGTTACTACCATGTTGATGTCAAACTCGTCAGCATTTGATATTGTGTCCAATGCCTTCTTGTATGATGTGTATCCAGCAGCGGATGTTGACGAAATGTCAAATCCTTGAGTGTTACCAGCAACAATGTATGTTCCAGTCTTTTTCTGTAGGTTTGGCTTGTGTCCATCAAATCCACCTTGGAATGGAACAATAAACTTACGTGTATCAATTGACGTATTTGATGTCAAGTTGATTGAACCAGAGTAAGCAGATGTTGCAGATGGATAGTTAGCACCAGCAGCTTGGTTATAATCACCAAGATAGAAGTCGGTGTTTGATCCAGTTGTTTGCTTTGCTGTTACTGGAAGTGGACGTAGGTAGTTAAAGTTGTCCGTTGTAGCAAAGTCATAGTTAAATCCAAAGTAAACTCTTCTGTTATAAGCACCACCAGCGGTTTGAGCTGTTACATAAGAAGCAGCGGCTGG